CACTGGGTCTTCACGGTCCTGCAGCATCGCTGACAGGGCAATTATCAGCGCAACTGCCGGGTCAATCCGCTCGGTCGCCTTGTCCTTTGCCGGCTTGATATTCCCTGCCGGATCCTGCGTCACAACGAGATTATCCACCGCCCACGTCAGCACCGGGTTCCCGTTATGGCGAAGGATTTTGCCCAGCACTAAACGCTCAAACTCCTTGCACGCCGGCGACAGGGTCTTGTACCCCTGCCGAACCTCGTATACCGGAACACCTTCGGACTCCATGCCTATTGCCCACTGTGTCGCGTTCCATGGGTCGTAGCCAACCAGGCAGAGATTTGGAAACATCTCCTTCAAGTCGTATGCGATGAAATTCGCAATTCTGTCATAGTCAATGACGTTCCCGTCGGTCGCTGTGATATATCCGTCTCTTGCCCACGCGTCATATGGGACATTGTCCCGCCTGGCCCGTTTCAAGATGTTCTCACCAGGCACCCAATTGAAACTCAGGACGTTCACTCGCCCCTCGGAATCCGGCTCAAACACCACAGCACAGGAGGAAATATCCGTCGTCGTCGAGAGGTCCACGCCCGCCCAGCATTTCAAACCAGACAGGTCTGCATGGTCCACCGGGCCCTCGCAAGCTCGCCATGTATCGAGGTCGATCCATCGCGTTTCCTGCGTCGTCCATTGATTGAGATACAAGCGTCGAAACGTGTTTTGATATGCTGGTATCTCCTGCGCGCGTTTACATTCCTGCTGTAAAAAGCCCTTCTGGATAGATACTCCATAGTTAGGGTTCGCCTTTTTCCATGTCTTTTCGTCGTCCCAGGGTTCGTTTTCGTCGGCTTCATAGATCAATGGGAAAAAGGTCGGGTCTTTAATAATCCCGGCCTTCACCTTTTTTGCGTAATCCCAAAGCTCCCAACAAATAGAATGTCTGTCGTATCCAGCTGTCGTAATCGCCAACATGAGCGGTTGAGTCCTAGCACCCATGCCCGTGACTAAAACGTCCCAGAGATCCCGATTAGGCGCGCAATGAATTTCGTCATAAACAACGAATGTAGGAGATGCGCCATGCTTCGAGTATGCCTCAGCGGAAATAGCATGATAAAAAGAATTTTTTTCGTGATAGACGATTCTTTTTTGAGAATCAATTATCTTACATCTCCTGCTCAGCTCAGGAGACATCCTTACCATTTGAGCTGCAATATTAAATACAAGACTTGCTTGTTCGCGATCAGCAGCAGCGGAATAGACTTCTGCGCCGTATTCTCCGTCAGCGAACAATGCGTATAACGCCAACGCCGCCGCCAGACTTGACTTCCCGTTTTTTCTGGGAATAGCGACAAACGCTGTCCTGTATTGCCGTGTGCCGTCTTTATTCAGAGTTCCAAAAAGCGGCCTCAATAAGTTCTCCCTCTGCCAGGTTTGGAGTATGAAGTTATCCCCAGCCCACTTACCTTTTACATGGTGCAAGGCTTGAACAAACTTGACCACCCTGTCAGCCATTTTTTTGTTAAAGGCCAATTCAACCTGCCTCCCCTTTACATCGTGCCACCCCTACTTATCCAAAAGGTTATCAAGGTCACTCTTTTCCTTTTCTTTCGGAACCTCCAGCCGACCCCGCGAAGATGGTGTCATCCCAAACTCTGTACAAAGACTCTTCAACATCTGCGCGTACTTCATCGAGATCCCTACCGCAGGATGTGCAACCTGGTTGTTCTCGCCTTTCGTATTCGTGTAACCTGAAAGAATTCCCTCACCCTCTATTTGCGTTTCAGCTTCTTCTATCCGAGCCTGACAAATTGCCATAATATTTATCAAGGGAATTTCCGCGTCAGTTAACATCTTCATGGCGCGAAGAATTCTCACGTTGTCAATGAACGCCCTATGAGCAATAGGATTATTTTTCACAACTTCCCATTCGATAACCTGATCGCTCGTAGGAGGTATTGGCTCATTCTTAGAGAGAAACCGAGACTTCGGGTCTCCTTCAAGTTCCTTTAGCCGTTTAGGCTTTGGCTTCCTTCCAGTAATCGCCATTTAGTTCACCTCCTTAAAAGGGCAGGCCGCATTTCCGATTATCTTGCGCGAGACCCCGCGCCGTTGGTGAAGCGGCGAGGTAGTAAAGAATTACACCCCCCTACCCTCTCCATGCACCCTATTATGACACGCCTGACACAGGCTCTCCAGGTTCTCCGGGTCGAAGGGGTCGCCTCCGTCGGCGATCTCGACCTTGTGATGAACCAGTGTCGCAGCTGTTATTATACCAGCTCGTAGGCACGCCTCGCACAGCGGATGTTCCTCACGGTATTGCCGGCGAACCGCTTGCCATCGAGAAGATCCATACACTTTGTGCTGCCGTGGGCGCCCGTAGTTGTTATATCGAGCCTCGCGAGCCTTGCGCTTCTTCTCCCTGAGATTTTCCCCCGGCTTCCTCGGCAACACGCAACCCTCCATGGCGGAGCCTTTCTTCCAACTCAACCAGTTCATCCACCATCACAGGCACGTAGTTTCCGCTCGTAGCTATAGGCTCGTATGCCTTGCATGGCTCGTCATCATCAGCATCCATTGGCCACGAATAATAATCACACCATCCGGTTATCGTGTCCCTCCAGTGGATGCAATCACTGCACTTCTTACTCATGATCATCACGCCCACTATTTGCGCATGTATAACTTCATCCACCGCTGATATAGTTTCCATTCATCCAACTCGTCCATTTCAGGGTGAAACGTTCTGTGCAACGCAAGCTCCTCGTCCAATGAACACCACCCGAAATTTTCAGCGTCGTTATCGATAAGCTTTCGATAAAACCCGTAGTCAGGAATTCTCTCTAGATCCATGGCCTTCAGCTTGGCTCGCAACCTTCTGTTTGGCCTTCGGTTTTTCCACCAAACACGCGGATTTTTCCGGAAGCTCTTTGTCATGGAGTAATACAACCCCCTTGATGCCTCATGAACACTGCTTAATAAACACCTGTGCAGAAGATAGTCTACCGGGCTATTAACCGGGCAGGATTATATTAAATCACCTTAGTGCCACTTGGTGCCTCAAGTCTGTCCTAAGTTGTCCTAAGTCGCCGCAACCCATAAATTACCTATGGGTTGCGCGTGATTCTGTCTAGTGCTCAATCCTCCACAGTCGTCAAAAAGCTCCGCTCGCGTTTCGGCTCCTCGTGTACGTGCGGGATAAGCAGAAATCCGCTCACCTGCTTCAGGTAACCCTTCTCAAGGCGGACCTCTTGGTTATTCTCACACTTGGGTGAGAACCACACTTTGGTGGCGGGACTGACGCGCGACTTACGCTGCTCCGCTCATACGTCAGCAAATATTGTCAACCAGAAAGTCAATCCTTCACAGGACGGCCTTCATTGATCTTGGGTATGCTTCCACCCCTAGCATTATTTCATATATTTAGCCTGGTTAATCGTCAAGAATTGTTCACAAAGTAGCCAATTCATTGCTTTATACCAAGTGCTATTTTAACAAAAGGCTCAACCTTCTGGACAGCTTCCTTCCTCTTGCGAGTGAAGCTGCTTTCTGATATATTCATTTCTGCCATAACTTCGACACGACACAGATTGCGCCAATAAAATAACCTGACAAATTCTTGAAGTATTTCCGGAAGGGCCTTATATGCGTTTTCGATGGCTTCGATTTTCAGCAGAAGTGATTGGTATTGCGGATTGCTTTCCTTTTCCATGACCGTACGTTCCTGCACCGCTGTTCCAGCCGGCCGCACATTGCTTCTTTCTACCTCGACATAATCGCCGTCTCCGCGTGCCATAGCCTCAAGGTATCGTTCCAGTGTGGCAAGCTGGAGTTTTGCTGCCTTATGCCCCCGGAGCATCGATTCCGTCATCCTGAACAGGTCGCGCTCCATTATCATCACTCCCTCCGGCGAAAACATCCTGCAGCAATGCCTCGATGACCTTCGGGACGATCGAGCCGTCCTCCACCCATTCCCACGGTGCCCTGATGACGCGCCAGCCTAAGGACGCTGCTTCGTTGTACTTCTCCATGTCTTTCAAGAACCCGCTGGCCCTGTTATGGCGCCCATATTGCCACACTCCGCCTTCAACCTCAAGCGCCACCTTGCGGTTTGGAAACGCCGCGTCGAAACGCCATTTCCGCGTCGGATGAAAGCGGTACTCGACGCCGTACATGCAGCCTGTCTGGTCGGAAATCTTCTGAAGGACCGACTTCAGAAGCGCTTGCCGCTCTTGTTTTTTTGGAAGTCTGGTCATTGGTCTGCATCCTCCAAATTCATTCACACCTTCATCCGGTTGTTCACAATGTCATCAATCATCCTTTTCTGCTGAGTGTCGCACCACGTCGTCAGGTATGCGACACGACCAGTCTGCAGGAAGCGCAACATAGAACCAAATGCTTCGTATTCACCTCTAATGAATTGATATCTTTCTTGCGCTTGTGCATCATCCCGCGTTTTGTCGAGATGATGTTCGACGCCAGCTTTTGCAATTTCAAGGACAGCAATTAATTTTTCTTTTTCTTGACGATCCATAATTTCACTCCTCCTCGCTTTCGACATATGCTTCAATCCATTCGGTTATTTTCTTGGTCATACTAACGCCTTCCAGGGCTGCTTTGGCTTTGAACTCTCTAAACAGCGGCTCTGGAATGCGGAAATTTATCAGCTTGTACTGCATCTTTCTCACCCCCAATATAAGGGGCGGCTCAAGGTCCGCCCCTGGCTATATTTCAACGTTCCCCCAGCACTCCATGCACATGTCGACAAATTCGTCCTCTGTGCATGTTTCGGGGTCAAAATCAGGCCCGAAATCGCTAGGTTGCACGTTCTCCATGACTACGGCGTGATACTCGCGAGCATACCCTGACGCTATAGGACATGCCGTTCTGTCGTCATAATCAAATACTACGTCCATAGGTCTGTTATGCTCAGTCATGGCTCGGTATGCTGCTCTATAGATATCCTTACTTTCCCGCTTACTGAATCTCATTTTCTTCCCCTCCCTCAAAACTCAGGTTTTCTTCAAGCCATTCCTCGAAGTTTGCCGGTTCGTCCCCGGCCTCGAGGAACTCCTCAGGTAAACTTGCATCCGGGAAGTCCGAGTACCACAACATGGCCGTTCCAGTGAGGTACTCATCCAGCATGTGCAACATTTTCTCTTCTGGTACCCCGAGTTTTTCTGCGTACTCCGCTACAAATTCTCTCGCCGTCATTTTTGTTCCCTCCCTTTTTCTTTGTATCTATACTATATATATTTATATTTTTCTTGTCAAGCCCTTTTTGGCATGTATATTGTATACGTACACATAAAAACGGCCTGTATGAAAGTCCGAAACAAGAAATGGTATAAAACTACCCCTTGTCTCAACTTCTTTTCATACAGGCCCGTTCTCGTGCGAAATTTGATATATCGGCTTACACCCTAAAATGGAATTTCGACGTCCTCCTGACCATCGTCTTCAAATTGCATATTTTCATCATCCTCCAACGGCCAGCCATCATCATCAATTTTGTTTTGTCTATTTCTCCGAGGGACGTATACTGGCTTGAATACTTCCTGCGCAGTGACCTCTGTTATACGCCTCGTTTGCCCTTGTTTATCCTGATACTCCCGGGTCCGGCTTTTACCCCGGACCATGATCGCGTCACCTTTGGAAAACTCTTGCGCGACCTTTTCGGCAAGGTCCTCCCAGATGATTACGTTGTGCCAGTCCGGATCTCTTTCGACCCACTCACGTGTCCGATTATCTAAGTAATTATTCGACGTAGCAATACTTATTCTACAAACCATCTTTCCCGTTGCCGTCTCGCTAAGCTCCGGATCTTTCCCAAGGTGGCCCATAATTTCATGAACATTACGGTTTGGCATCACTCGTTCACCTCCACACGTTCCAGAAAACAGTGACTGATCTCTTCATGAAAATCTTGACCATTCGTGTGATAGCAGAAACGCGGCTTCAGTTTTTCCATTTGTTCCGGTGTCATCTCGATAGACACCAACCTGTATGACGGGCTGTCGTTACAATGAAAAAGTGGCGCTTCGTTTCGCAAGATAACTCGCAAAACCAGCTTCATTTTTCCCCACCCCCATCATCAAGTTCCCTATACGCAAGCTCCAGCAGACAATATCCGATTATGTCCCGGATCGTGTCCT